CAAGACGAGACTCCTGTCAACGTCTTCGACCTTTGGGAAGGTGCTAACTTCAAACTGAAGATCAAGAAGGTTGCAGGTTACTGGAACTATGATTCTTCTGAGTTTGATTCTGTCTCTGCTCTCAGCGCAGATGATACTGAACTCGAAGGTATCTGGAAGACTGAGCACTCTCTTGAGGCATTCACTGCCAAGGATCAGTTCAAGTCCTATGAGGATCTTGAGCGTCGTCTGAACATGGTGCTTGGCATCAGCGCACGTCCTGCTGCTCGTCCCTCTGTAGAGGATGAAGAGTATGAACCCGTTGCCTCTACTGGTGGATTCAACGATGCTGATATCACCCCACAGTCTTCGTTCCGTCAGCAAATGAGTGCTCCCTCTCCCGTCAAGGAAGAGGCAGTCGTCGATGATGATGACGCACTCTCTTACTTCGCTCGCCTAGCAGAAGAGTGAAGCGCAAATTCCAATGGACATATGAGAGGGTCTGCCTGACCCTCTTGGTCCTTGCCACTTATTACATGTTGATTTTTAAATAATGGATGTAGTTCACGCTTGGAATTCCATGTCCTATGGAGAAGGATTTCTCTTCTCCATCTGGGTCATCGGGATGTATTATATCAAACTCCGTATGGATCGCTACTTTACTCGATGAAAAAGATTGCTTCGGCACTGGTTCATCCAATCACATTGATGAACCTAATGATCTGTGGATCTCTTGGTGTAATTGAATTCATTCACACCAAGGCACACCATACAATGGAACAAGACGTTCACAGTCACGTCAGTCAGGCACTAAAAAAGAACCCAGAGTTAGCACGAGGTGCCTGCTGGGATTTGGAAGATTGAATTCCATAAAACTGGAAAAAATTTTCCCGCAATTTTTTTGCTGAAAAAGTCAACCAGTTTTCTTTAGACGCTGACTGATATAGTTGCCGTCTTTCTTATAAAGGTTCTGTCTCCTAAAATCATCAACAAATGATTGTAGGTATTGTGGTTTGAGAAGATAGATTTCTCTCTTCTTTTCATTCTCAGCATGGAACCACTCAGCAACGGTAACGGGACGACAAATCTCGTTACCGTTTTTTGTTACCATGGCACCATCAATATTCATTTTGTGTGTACCATTATAGAATGTCTCATCAACACGTTGACCTGCTTTGTATGGTCCAATAGCATCAGTCTCGTAGTGATGAATCGTTTCGTAAGGAGTTTCGTACTCACTCTCTAGGACTTTGTAAACCTCAAAGTTTGTCATTGGCCAATCGTACTGTGCATTGACCATGTTATTGACTAGAAGAATCACCCAATCATAATAAGGATCACCGTATGCTTCTTGTGCTAGAGCATCTGCTCTTTGACCATCAGTAATTGCATACTTCTTGAAGTATACTGTGTTTGAAAATACATCCTCATTGATTCTGTATCTACGAAAGAAATTTTTCGCAGTTACATAGTCTGACTCTGAGAATGGATAACTGATTGGTTTCTCGTCATACGAGATGTTTGGAATGAGTGAAAAGTACATTAGAATCCGCTTGCAATGTCCTCTGCGTAAAGAAGTTTGGTTTCCATAAAGTTGATCTTGATTTCAAATGCTGTGGGTCTTCCATCAACTAGAGTTGAATAATTGTTATCAGGAGTGAAGTTCACATTGAAGTCTGTGATAGCACACATCTTATATCTAGGAAGATTAGTGTTGATTTCATTTCCCTTCATGTATGCAACTCTGCACACCAGAGGAACAGCAACAAAACCAGCAGCAATAGCATCACCTTTGATGCCAAATACTTCTCCGCCCTCTCCATCATATGATGGGAGCATTGCTTTCTTGAATGTATTGATGATAGTCTCGCAGATGAATGATTCCTCTTTACTATAAGGAGCCATCTTGAATGTGAGATCAAACGTTCTCAAATCATGCTGTTGGAATAATAGTTCGACGTTTGGGTTTCTAACTACACCAGCAATGCCACCAAAGACATCTTGTGCGGTAATAGCATCACCAGTAACACTTTTTACAAGATTGGTGACAATATCTGCCGCAGCATTTACTGGTAGTCGATCCGCAGTATTCTTTGCTGTATTTGCAAACGTTCTTAGTTTATCAGTGCCAGACTTTGCACCTGCAGCTGCTATCATACCAGCAGCAGTAGAACCAAATGCTTTTCCTTCCCATCCTGCTTTGAAAGTATCCTGAATATCGCTAGGCATATACATCAGGATTTGTGGCATCTTTTTCACTTTGAAATACTCTTGCGATCCACCAGATGCATTGTATAATTTCAAAGTTCTATTCATAATGAAAGCACCGTCACCTTCCTGTGGAACATCTGCTCTTTGAAAAGGTGGTTTGTACTTATAGAAATCAAAGCAAACGTAGTGAGAATCTAGTTCGATTCTCATGTCCATTGGATATCTAAGAGAAGTGCCTACTTGATCAGCACCATAAACACCCTTGGGTTCAATCTTTGGATTGCCCAAAGGTGTTTGCATTCTTGATAGTCTCTCAGTATTTTCTGCTTGTCTATTGAACTCTTCTTCGAGTTTTTTGATTTCATTAGCATCCTTTACTGGTTTGTAAGTCCATGCAGATGAGCTATAGTTTCCACCTCCACTATCAATGTAGAAGTAAGAGTTACTAACAGTGTCAAAGTAATATGTGTATCTACCATCTACTTTGAGTAGTTTTTTTGCCATTACTTAGCCATCTCCTTAGACTGCTTGGTGCCGTAACCTCTGATCATTCTCGATCCAGTGATTTTGTCGTAGAAATTCTCATCAGTGTCTTCCCAAACAAGTTTCTTGTCAACAGGAAAGACGATACCATTTAGATCTTTTACATAATCTTCTGTTGGTAGGAGAATGGCAGTATCCCATTCATCAGCAGCAAGATCTAGATATAAACCGTCTACGTGTGCGTTTAGATATTTATGGAAACACTTCTTAGGTATGTCAATTCTACCTTGCATAAGTTTTCTGGTAGCAATCAGTCTTTTCTTTGGAGACAGGTAGTGCAAGTTAGCACCCCAAAACTCTTCTTTTCCTGCTGCTTTGATGACATAAACTAGAGGGAATCTGTCATAGTAAGGCAACCATTTCATTTTTGCCTTATACTCAAACATATACAAGTGACCTGCTACTGTATATCTACGCAGTTCATTCTTGTCTTGTTTTTCTGCTGCTCCAACACGATCTCTACGTTCATCTAGAATGTATTTGTTGAAGTTTTTCTTATAGTTACTTGCTTCTGCTTTGACAGCATTTCTATACCAGGAGAGTGATTTCTTTTCTCCTCCTGTTTTGTTAGAAACTCTTTCAAATAGTGTTTTATATCCTGGTTCTTTATTGACGCTGTTGCGTTGTATCGAGGCGAATCCTGTTGCCATTGTTCTATACTCCTAAGTGATCTTCGGTAAGTATTAAGAAGTTCATCTGCCTGTCTTCACAATACTCTCGCGCAGCAGACCACTTAGTTCGGTTCTTTGCGTAAGTCAGAGCAGCATTACGATAGGCAGCAGTTTTTTTGTTTTTCTCATTCGGGGGTTTTGTTTGTTTCTTGGGTTTTATCTCGATAATATATTTGGTTAGTTTGCCAGATTTTTCTTTTACTTTGATGTAAAAGTCTGGAAAGTATCGCCTCACTTTACCATCGGGAGCACGGTATGGAATAATAATTTCCTCGCTCCCCCACTCTATTATCGAGGGGTTACTGTCACAGAACACCATGAACTTTCGTTCCCATAGTGATCTATAGATGATATTAGTTGGGTTGCCACGATACTTACCAGGATTTACAGGTTTGTAAATACCAGAGTACGCCATAAATATAGAAGGACCAACATAGGTATTTAGTGTGTCAATCAACAACTTTTTAGCAAATATTGGTGCTAATGGGGGGATGTCATACAGCAACAACTTTGTTGTGCGATTTGTAAACCCTCCAGTCCCAGTTCCTGGAAAGGTTATTGGCACTGATAACATATTTGAAATGTTATGTGACGAAGCACAACTACCCAACAGTTCTACCGCCACGGGAGAAATCAAGGGTCGCTATGTTGGTGAAGGATCTGTAAATTATGCACATACACGAGTATTCAGTGAATTTCAGTTAGGATTTCAATGTGACGCAAACATGACACCACTGAAGTTCTTGCAACAATGGTATGGTTGGATCTATAATGATATTCCTGAAGTTGGTACGGCACTATCTTTGGCACAAATTCAAGCACAAGCTACTCCATCTGCAAACAGATCTATTCAACTAAATTACCCAGAAGATTACTGCAGAACTATTCTGATTACAAAAACAGAACTGGGTGGGAATAATAGTGCAGAAAGAGCACCAATTACTTATAGAATGGAAAGAGCATGGCCATTTGCTATTGATGCTGTGCCTCTTCAGTTTGGATCATCACAGATCACTAAAGTAACTGCTCAGTTCCATTACACAAGACACACTGTATTCAACAACGATATTACTAATAGCGAATTGTATAAAACACTGACAAAATGAGTTTTTTGATTCCATGAAAGTGGGAAAATTTTTTCCGCTAATTTTTGGTCAAAAAAGTCGCACTAAATATACATATGACCTGAGGTACACATTATGGCATTGCCAACAATGGATCTTCCTACCTATGAATTAGAAGTTCCATCAACCAGAAAAAAGATCAAATATCGCCCATTTTTGGTAAAAGAAGAAAAAGTCCTTCTAATGGCGATGGAGACCGAAGATGATAAGACTATTAGAGATGCAACTCTAAATTTGCTCAAAAGTTGTATTCAGTCTAGAATCAAAATTGAGAATTTAGCAACTTTTGACCTAGAGTACATTTTCTTGAATATTCGTGCTGTGTCAGTTGGTGAAGTTGTCCAATTGATGATTACATGTGACGATGATGGAGAAACTCAAGTAAAGTACAATTTGAACCTTACTGATGTTGCCGTAATTTTTCCAGAGGGTCATTCTAGCAAAATTATGCTAGATGACACTACTGGTGTTATTATGAAGTATCCCTCATTTGACAGATTTGTCGAAGGCAACATCACTGATAAAGAAATGAATGCAGAATCTGTTACTGAGATTATTGCGGAATCTATCGATCAAATTTTCCAAGGTGAAGATGTATATGATAGTTCCACTACTTCAAAGAAAGAATTTATTCAATTTGTAGACTCTTTGACAAATACGCAACTGGAAAACATTCAAAAATTCTTTGAAACTGCCCCTAGACTAGAACATACAATTACAGTACCAAATCCAAATACAGGAGTTGAGTCAGAATACACTTTGAGAGGTCTACAGAGTTTTTTCGGATAGCCCTATTCCACAATAGTTTGGAGGGCTACTACAAAACCAACTTCGCTTTGATGCAACACCATAAATATAGCTTGAGTGAAATTGAAAATATGATGCCTTTTGAAAGGCAGGTATACGTTTCATTATTGATGCAATACTTGGAACAAGTCAAACAACAACAAGAAGCAGCACAAAGGTAATGGCAGCAGGAACAGTTGGTTATACTGATACACGAGGCGGAGATAGAGATTATCTCGGTGGTATAGCAAGGTCAATTGGAAACCGTATCAAACAGGCTTCCAATATGGCAAGGGAAGAACGTGCCTTTGCTGCGAAGAAAGCAGAAGAACAGGGAACGTCTCTAGAAGAGGCGGGGATTGGTAAAGGATATTTTTTCAAAAGAGCCCTTGGTTCAAGATTTGGTGGTGATAGGATTGCCAAAACCAGGGGCAGGTTTGAATCTGACCCACCAGCAGGAAGAGATCCAACAAAGAATTATAAGCAACGATTTCGCGGCGGGTTTGATTACAAGGTAACTAATCAAAT